AGACCTCCTGACCAAATCCAAACTCGCCGCCAACACCGATGCCGGAGGGGAGCGGCTCGCCAAGCACACCGCCGCCCACGCCGCTCTCGGCCTCGGGAATCATGCGGTTTCGGCCAGACAAGCGGCGCAGCAGGCGCGCGGCCCAAACATCAATGGTCGCCTTGTCGGAGTAGCCGATCAGGTTTCCGGTGAAATTCGGGGTCTTCGGTGCATCGCCAGCCTTGCGCTCGCGGAACTTGTCGAGCAGCGCCAGCATGGTCTGAGGCGAGTTCGCGTTGAACAGCGTCTTGCCGTCGGCCTTGGTGATCAGCGGAAAGTCGCCCTGCTGCACTTCTTGGAAAGCGATTTCCTTGGCGCGCTTCTCGGCCTTCTTCGGATCCTTGATGCCCTCGGCCTCGGCCTGCTTCAACGCCTCCGGCATCCGCGACCGCAGCTCATCAAGATGCCGGTTGATGTAACCGCTGCCGTTGGTTGTCCCGGCGCTGCCCATCTCGCCGCCAGCTCTGATGAAATCATCCAGCTTGCCGAGCGCACGATCATAGGCCCCGCGCGAGAACTGCGACAAGACCTCGATGGTGTTATCCCAGTTCTGGCGAACGCCGGTCTGGGCGCTGGTGGTGCCGAGCACGTCGGCCATGGTATCGGCGAACCCGCCGTATTCCTGCCGCAGGCGGTCGCGCATGGCGCGATACCAGTTGCGGGAGGCCATGATCACCTTGGCGTTCTTCTCGCCAGCGTCGGCCTTGTCGGCGACTGCCGTCACCTCCTTGACCAGCTTATCGGCCATGTTGTCGATGTGCGCAGGATCCCAGTTCGTTGCCTCTGTGGGCATGTTGCCCTTGGGCCCATGGAACTCATACGCGCCCTGCTTGACCTTCAGCACCGGAAGGCCATCGTCGTCGAACAGCACCTTCTTGTCGCTACCGCGCTCGAACCCAGCGACCTCGAATGGCTCCCATCCCTCCGACTCTGGATAGGCCTTCTTCTTCTCAAGGAACGCCTTCTCGGCCTTCTTGAGATCAACCTTGCTCTCTTGGGCGAGCGCACGGATCGATTCTCTTTCGTCTTTCTTGAGCCTTATCGCCTTCACAGGCTCTACTCGGGCTTCGCGCTCAAGGTTGGTGAATTGCAAATCCTCATTGCCGCCCGTGATGGGCTGCTGCGCCTTAGCCTCCGGCACTGCGGCGGGCTCGAAGTCCTTCGTGATGGCCGCAGCCTCTTCTATCTTCGGGGCGTCAGCTGCCAGCTTCGCAACGTCATCGGCGGCGCGGGCGACATTGCCTGCCTTGGTGGCCTTCACCACCGGGGCGACACCAGCGAGGATCTTCGTGCCCGTGGCCAGCGTCCCCGGCCCGGGGGTGATGTTGGTGATCACGTCAGCGGCGTGGCGGGCGGCGGGGCCGAAGGTGCGCTCGGCGGGCTTTAAGAGCCCGGCCTCGAACGCAGCGCCCACAGGAGCAATGACGGGCAGCGCAGTGCCCAGCGCGCTCTTGCCAGCGCCAAGCAGCATCTCGCCGGGGCTGCCCGACAGCATCCCTTCGCGGCCTGACTGGGTGAGCTCACTGGACGCCCGCGTCAGGTCATCCATGACTTTGGTGTAGTCGGACCCGCGAGGCATCGTGTATTCGGAGAACTTGGCACCCACGTCCTCGATCAGAGAGCGCGGGCGAGCAGCCTCGGCCTCGAGCGCCGCCTGCCGCTTGGCCTGCCGGTTCAACGCTTGGCGCTCAACCATTGCCTCGTAATCCTCGCCGGTCTCCGGGCGCGGGGCCAGCGAGATCGGGGCCGGGCCCCGGCGAATGGTCAGCGGGCGAGCCTCGCCGATCTGCACGGTATCTTCGACCGGCGCGTCGCCGCCCTCGAACATGTGGACCGGCCCGCCCCCGGCAAAGTTTGCCTGATAGCTGCCGCCGACGTTCAAATCTCGGCGGCTCGGGTTGTACTGGCCATAAGCGCCCCAGTTCTCGCCCCCGACGCTCGCGCCGTAGGATCGCCCGCCGGGCCCCTGCTGCGCCGTCAGACCGAAGTAGGCATCGGCGTCGAACGGGATCGTCGCGCCTACGGTCTGGCTCGGCGGCGCGCCCTTGAAGGCGGGCTGGCTGTATTGGTAGCTGAGCGGGCCTGCCTGCGCCCTGCCGCCGACCATGACCGGCTGGCCGGTGATCGGATCCGCTGCGGCCACGATGCCGCCGCCGAGCGGCCCCTGCGCCCCGATCCCGGCGTGGTAGCCATGGATCGAGCGCCCTGCGCCAGCGGAGAGCGCCCCGGGGTTCGTGTTCGGTCGATCCTGCATCTCGATCTCGATCCGCTTCATGCCCTCGGTCGGGGTCTCACGGCGCACGGGGCGGAAGGCGGCGTAGGCTGGATCGAGCTCAAGCGGCATAGGGGTTGCCCTTCGGTCTGGTGTCACGCGGAGGCTCAGGCTCCGGCCTCGTGACGCGGATCATATCACGGTCGGCGATGTAGCGCAGCCCCTGCACCCCGGCGTCCATCATGTCGTCATGCGGGATCGATCCCTCGCCGCTGAAGGTGCAGAGCTGCTCGATGAGCGGGTTCGCCCAGCTCACCGGATGCCCGGGCGCCTTGGCGCTCTCGACCACCCAGACGCGCCCGGCTGCGAACAGGGGCGAGACGGCATGGAGCCGGTCGAGCTTGCGCGCCCTGCCGGGGTTGTACGGAGCCGAGATGATGCCTTCCCGGTGGAGGGTCTGGCGCAGGGAGATCCCCGAGCCCTTGTCCTCGATCAGCAAGATGTCGGGCCTGCGGCCTGAGTTCTCGACATGCGAGGGGCCGAACACCGGCTTGAGCAGCGACCGCTCCCGAGGCGCGTACTCGGCCTGATACTCCTTCTTCACCCTGCGGATCAGGTCGGGGAACCCCAGCCGGTCCTGCCAGCAGTCGAGCAGGATGATGTCCCGCCGGTCCTGCTTCGGGCTGAAGACGCCCCAAACGCAGCAAGCGCTGTAGTCGGGGTCGCCCTTGACGGTCGAGCCGGTATCCTCGGTGAAGGCGGTGTCGAGCGACATCACGATGAACTCAAGCTCGGGCAGGTTGCCCTTCCAGAGCTTCACCCATGTGCGCTTGATGACGCCCATCTCCTCGGGGTCGATCACCTCGGCGTGGATCTCCTGCCGCCCGATGGTGGTGCCCTCATAGCGCAGGATCTGATCCCGGAAGGTCGGCGCGAGGTTGTCGAGGTTCGCGTAGGTCGAGGCCCGGGTGATGGCGACGTCCTTGCCCTCCCGGGCCAGCAGGTTGCGGATGATCGTGTTGGGCTTTGGAGTGGTGGTGCAGATCAGGCGGGGGTGATCGCCCAGACGCATGCCGAACATCATGAGGTCGAAGGCCTCGTCGGCCCGCTGCCACGCGGCGAGCTCGTCGAGCCACCCGCCATGGAACTGAGGCCCACGGAACCGCTCGGGCTTCTCGGCGGTGATGCCCTTGAGGGTTGAACCATTGATGAGCTTAATCTCGATCTCCGAGCGGTTGTAGGTCTCGATCAGCTCCGGGGGGATGCAGTTGATCAGGCCCGATTCGCCCTCGAAGCAAACGCCCGTCAGATCGCCGTAGGTGGGGGCCGAGACCAGCCATCGGGTGCCGGGCTGGGTGATCGCCCACTGGCCGAGCACCTCGGCGGCGGTGCGGGTCTTGCCCGCGCCACGCCCGGCCAGCAGCAGCCAGATGGTCCAGTCGCCGCCCGGTGGCTTCTGGTGCTCAAGCCGCTTCGAGATCCATCCCATCTGCCAGTCGGCTACTGCGCGCTCGACCGGGTTCAGGCGCCCGTAGGCGGCGGCGAGATCATCCACGCGCCTTGGCCTCCAGCGCCGCGAGGAAGGCCGTCAGGGCCTCGCCCGTGCCGGTCGTCTCGACCTTGGCGTCGATCTCGATCTTGTCGCCCCATTTCCTCGGGGCGACCCGGGCCGCGTACCACTTGCGCGCGTCCATGCGGTTCCGAGCGATGGCCGCGTCCTTCACCGTGTCAGCGATCAGAATCACCTGCGCAGCGAAGACCTCCTGCTGCCGCTCGCGCGCATGCGCGTAGAGCTGCGCGAACTCCGGCTGTTTATTCAACCACTGGTACACCGTGCGCTCAGCCGGGGCCCAGTCGTCCTCTTCGCAGATCATGTGCAGGTGCCTGCCCTTGGCGAGCTCCTCACAGATTTTCTCAGCAATTTCAATCCTATAGTCAGACGGTCTACCCATGTCCGGCTCCTTCAGTTGATGCAACATAGCACGAAACAAAAATAATCGCCAAAACCAGAAAAAAGTTCTTGTCTATCCTGCGAATCGGCGTATTCTGTAGACATCAACCAACGGAGACCAACCCAATGACCTACACCAGCCGCAAGATCAACACCGGGATATACATCGTCACCTTCGCCAACGGCGCTCAGGTTCGTGTCGAGCGGTATCCTGACGGTTTCTGGAACACCTTCCT